ATGCCAGACCTTGCGCTTGCGCCTCAATGGTTTCTATGGCCATGTCGCGCAGGTCTTGCCCTAGGTCATACGCTTCAAGGTCGTTATCGCTGGCGCCGTCGTAACCGTCGAACATCTCCAGATTGACGCGCCACGTCTCGTAATTGGTCCAGCCGTTATATTTGTTATCGGTAGTCATCTCACTTGCTCCTTGTTGTTGGCACTAGCGCCAGCCTCGGCGCGGGTTGCCCCGCGCTCCGGTGGTGTTAGTAGCCGTGCTTCAGCGCGAACGCTTTGATCTGTTGCAGCGCGGCGCGGCTGATCGGTTGGGTGTATTCCATCGCGCAGTCATACAGCACGCCCTCAGCTTCGACCGATGCCAGCGAACCGCTGAAGCGGCCCTTTTCGATGTCGCAATAGATGCAGTCGCCGGCGTCGGTGATGCTTACGGTATAACCTGCGATGTTTGTTTCGATGTCCATTGTAGTGTCCTTTACTGTCCGATGATGATTGCGCCGATGATGCACGCTAGTGCCGCGATAAGTAGCGGCACTAGCGATTGGCGCGGGTGTTTGGGTTGCGGGTGGCTCATGCGCCGTAACGATGCGTTGCCGGCTTGGCGCTTGTCGTGATTGCGACGATAACACCCTTGCGGTTGAAAAGGTCATTTGCAGCGGCGCGCGCTTCGGCTTCTGTGGCAAAGCGCCAAGGCTTGCGGTTGGCGTGAACTTCGTATGACATTTAAGCTGCTCCTTATTTGTGGGTCATTCGATAACTGACGTCTACCCTCAAAGTAGCACCTTGTCAAACAAAAAATGTTGTAAAATGTGTGGGTAGCATTTTACCCACAGTTTGAGGGTTTTTGCCCACGTTTCCGTGTTTTGCAGCTTTACTGCTTACAACGGTGTAAGTTAAGTTGCAGCATAAAATGTTGTGGGGTATCTGTTGGGCTGGTTTGTGGTCATGTTTTTGGGTGAGGGTTGCCCACGCTCTAATCCGCTGCCACGGCTGGTCTTGGCTACCGTTGGGCGTTTTGGGTATCTGTTTTACTATTCTCAAACTGAAAAGTTATAAAAATATAGGTATATGAGAATGGTTCGCAATAAGAGAATTTCGTAGCGACTTGAAACTTGCTACCCAAAACGCCCACACCCCCTCGTCGCTCAGTCCCGCGTTTTTTGCCCTCCGGTTTTGTGGGCGTTTTGGGTAGGCCAAACAAAAACCGGAAACGGACTTTAATTTTACAACCCAAACCGCCCACAAATTGAAATGGTCCGCGCTCGATCGCCGGCGCCGATGGTGTTTCTCGATCGTTACCCAAACCGCCCATGGCAAAAGGCCACAAGCCTGCGCGCTCGTAACACATTATGTTAAATGCCGGTGGCTGGGGGTGGGGTGCGCAGGGCCGACGGGCGCGTGACTGTCACAGGCACCTGTCGTGAACAATTTTTCGCACGCAGCCGTATGCAACATTTTTTATTTTATTTTTATTTTTGCAATTTCTGCCCGCATCAATTATTGTAGCGCCATGACCTTCTACTCACTGCCGTTCACACCCGACCGCGTCGAAGCGACTGAGGCGCGACTGGAAGCAATCTATGACGCTGCACGCTGCGGCCTGAAAGGTGACAGCCTCGCGCTGGCGTCCGGCCTGACCCCGGCGCAGTATCGCAGGCTGCATGAGTTTGACCCGCTGGTGGAGATCGCCGAGATGAAGGGCCGCGCCGACGGCGAGATGACCGCCGCGCGCACGCTCTACCAAGCGGCCGCCGCTGGCGACAGCAAGGCGGCGCTCGACATCCTCAAGCACCAGCACGGCTGGGTAGCCAAGCAGCAGATTGATGTTAATGTCGACCAGCAGATCAGTGTTATCACTGCGCTGGAGCGGGCGCAGACCCGCGTCATCGAAGGCACGTACGTAGACGTGCCGCAAATAGAGGATAACCGTACCCATGCAGCAGCCGATATACAGCGCGCAGGACGAAATGGAGTTGATGACGCGGCTATGGACGCCCGCGATCAAGGATGACCCCCTAGCGTTCGTATTGCTGCTGTTCCCGTGGGGCGAGAAGGGTACGCCGCTGGAGCATTTCAGCGGGCCGCGTCGCTGGCAGCGTGAGATCCTAGCCGACCTGCGCGACCACATCCGCGCAAACAACGGCAAGGTCGATTTCGACGTGTTCCGCGAAGCCGTCGCGTCCGGCCGCGGGATCGGCAAGTCCGCGCTGGTCAGTTGGCTGGTGATCTGGATGCTGACCACGCGCATCGGCTCGACGACTATCGTGTCGGCGAACAGTGAGGCGCAGCTACGCTCGGTCACATGGGCCGAGATTACCAAGTGGCTGGCGATGTCGCTGAACAGCCACTGGTTTGAGGTGGCCGCCACGCGCATCATGCCTGCCAAGTGGCTGACGGAGATCGTCGAGCGCGACCTGAAGAAAGGCACGCGCTACTGGTCGGTAGAGGGTCGGCTGTGGTCCGAAGAGAACCCCGACGCCTACGCAGGGGTCCACAACTTCGACGGTGTGCTGCTGGTGTTCGACGAAGCCAGCGGTATTCCCGACAGCATCTGGTCGGTCGCGGACGGCTTCTTCACGGAGAACACGCCCAACCGCTTCCACGTCGCCTTTTCCAACCCCCGGCGCAACACCGGCTATTTCTACGAGACGTTCAACTCCAAGCGGGCGTTCTGGGCTACACGCAACATCGACGCCCGCGACGTCGAGGGTACGGATAAAAACCTGTACCAGCGCATCATCGACGAATATGGGTCTGACAGCTACCAAGCCAATGTCGAGGTCTACGGTAAGTTCCCCAGCGAAGGGGACGATCAGTTCATCGGCGTCAATCTCGTCGATGACGCGATGGCCCGCCCGCGCTACAAGGACGAGGGTGCACCCATCGCCATCGGTGTCGACCCGGCGCGCTTCGGGAGCGACGCGACCGTCATCGCCGTGCGGCAGGGCCGCGACATCATCGACATCAAGCGCCTGCGCGGCGCAGACACGATGGAGGTGGTCGGACACGTCATCGACGCCATCGAGGAGTATAAGCCTGCGCTGACCGTCATCGACGAGGGCGGGCTAGGCGCAGGCATCGTCGACCGGCTGAAGGAGCAGCGGTACAAGATCCGCGGGGTCAACTTCGGAAACAAGGCCGCCAAGCAACTCATGTACGGCAACAAGCGTGCCGAGATGTGGGGTGTCATGCGCGACTGGCTCAAGACGGCCAGCATACCGAACGACCGCTTCCTGAAAACCGACCTGATCGGACCACGCATCAAGCCTGACAGCAAGGGTACGATTTTCCTAGAGAGCAAAAAGGACATGAAGGCCCGCGGACTGGCCTCGCCAGACGCCGCAGACGCCATCGCGGTGACATTCGCCTACCCGCTAGGAAAACGTGAAGCACGCGTTGACAAGAACCGTCCCAGAGGATACTCTCCGCATGGAGTAGCTACATCTTGGATGGGCAGTTAATGGCTGGCAGCAAAAAGTCTGTTTCCTTGGCGATAGGCCGCGGCGAGAAGCTGCCGGCCGCCAAAGGCGCGGGTCTGACAGCCAAGGGTCGGGCTAAGTATAACGCCGCAACAGGGTCAAACCTGAAGGCACCGGCGCCCAACCCGAAGACAAAGGCCGATGCAGGCCGCAAAAAGTCGTTTTGCGCCCGCATGGGCGCCGTTGCAGCTAAGGCCAAGGACGGCGAGCGCGCCAAGGCCAGTCTAAAAAGGTGGAAATGCCCATGAAACCGGGACTATACGCGAATATTCACGCCAAAAAGGCACGAATTGCTGCCGGATCTGGCGAAAAAATGCGCAAACCGGGTGCAAAAGGCGCACCGACCGCCAAGGCGTTCAAGGACAGCGCCAAAACCGCCAAGAAAGGACGTTAAAATGCCGTCTGGTAAGAAAGACATCTACGGAAACCCCAGCAAAGCGCTGTACAAAGCCGGTACGATCCGCGCTGAACGCGCTGCGGCCGCCAACCGTGACCCTGAGCGCGCCCGTCGGGCGATGGAAGCGCTGAAACGCGAAGGTATCTCGCGCGGGCCAGAGAAAATCAAGCCGACACCGGCACCGAAGAAGCCGCAGGTCATCAGCACGACCGTGCGCATGAAGCCAACGCCGATGGGTACGCGGAAATAACATGCCGCTGGTCAAATCGACAGGCAAGGCTGCGTTCCGCAAGAACATCAAGGCCGAGATTGCGGCTGGCAAGCCGCAGAAGCAGGCTGTCGCAATCGCCTACAGCGTGAAGCGCGAAGCAGCAAAAAAAGGTAAGAAATAGCACATGGCGGACCCCACAGGCATAAATACGGCCGGATCGGTGGCGAATGTGGGTTCCAACCCGCCCAAGGCGTCGCGTGATGACAGCGACAAGATGGCGACCATGCGCCAGCGCCTGCAAATGGCGCAATCAGCCTATTCGGACAGCCGTGAGGATGAACTGGACGACCTGCGCTTCATGGCAGGAAGCCCAGACAACCAGTGGCAGTGGCCTGCCGACGTGCTGGCGACCCGTGGGGCTGTGCAGGGTCAGACGATCAACGCACGGCCGTGCCTGACCATCAACAAGCTGCCGCAGTACGTCCGTCAGGTGACGAACGAGCAGCGCCAGAACCGCCCCAGCGGTAAAGTCATTCCCGCCGACGATAACGCCGACGTGCAGGTCGCAGAGATCTACAACGGCGTCGTGCGGCACATTGAGTATATGTCGGACGCGGACGTCGCCTACGACACCGCCTGCGACAATCAGGTCACGTACGGCGAAGGCTACATCCGCCTCCTGACCG